GTTTATGCTCTCGATTAGTTCTTTAATATCATCAGCGTTGACTATCTTTGAATAGGACTCACTTGTTATTGGTTCATACTCCACATACTTCTTATGCTGATCTACGTACTTAACCAATGGAGAATTATATGTGTATGTTGAGCCAGTGATTCTGTTCTTGGGAATCTGCAACTGCATTATGTTTTCATCTTCAGAATCATCTCCACTGATTAATTTCTTTTCAGTGATGAAGATAGTTACAGCACACTTCTGCTGGATCGAAAGTGATCCTCCAGTATCAGACTGCTGTACTACTTCTCTTCTTTCTTTCATTCTGTTCGAGTTTTCTTGAGCTGTAATTATTAAAACACAATCCATGTCTCTTGCAAGTTTTTCTAATCTAACCATCATTTCTTCGAACTCACCCCAACGTGGCTTACCCTTTCCGCCTTTGGTAAACATTGATTGTATTGTGTCGATAACAATAACGTCTGGGACAAGCTCTGAATGACCCATTATACTTCTAAACCATTTTTCTAAGTCTTCAAAGTATGGAGTATCTGGATCATGCTTTACCATGAATCTATCTCCCCATTCATCTAGCTTTGCTTTAAACTTAGCTAAGTTTTGTGCCTTCTCTTTGTCGGTCCAATTAGCTGCTTCAGCATAGACGTTTTTCTCAATGATCTGGGTCATGAGTACACGCTCCCAGTGCGGAACAGCTTCCTCAAAGTTAACGTACAAGACTTTGTATCCTGTGTCTGCCCAATGATTAATTAGGCACTTTGCAAATGTGCTTTTACCCTTGCCCGATGGAGCGATTATGGCATGCACTGCTCCTCTAAAGAAGCCACCATCGTCGGTATAGCCCATAGCTCTATTGAGGGACTTGTATTGTGTCGGCAAAAAGCTTGGGATCTCTAACAGGGAAGCAGCTCTTTTTGAGATATCATTAGCGGTAGCAACACTGTCAAGTGGGTTAAAATTTAAATCATTTTCTAAGTTCTTTATCTCTGCAGTTATCTCAGAGATTCTTGCTACATCTTTATTATTCTTCTCACCCTTTTGGACAAGCAAGATTTGCAACTCTTGGAGTATGTCCAGCTGCTTTCTTTTATTAGCCTTATGCTTTAGCAGCTGAGAAATAGATTCATGATCTGATGTTTCTAGATTCAGAATAGCATTGATCATTGTATCTACACCAGAAGATCCACCAAGAGCTGCATGGATATCTGTTTCAGATTCTAACCAAGACTTAAATGCAATTGGTTCTACAACCTCACGCTTGGTTGCATGAAAATAAGACAGCATTGCCTTATAGAACTCATGTATCCCAGACTGCCCATGTATTGCACCTACAACTTCGTCTGGCAACTGTGCATCAAAGTATGCTATCGAACCTGGGTTCTTGAATGACAGAGCAAAAACTTGGTATTCAATTGGATACTCTTGTTTATCTTCAGTTTGGTTTTCTGTCATTTTTACGCTTTTCTTTTAGCTCTTTGTATATGGCTTTTTTCTTTTCAGAATTGTTCTTCTTGGCTATCTGATAAGTCGGGTTATCTTTAATGCTCTTTCGCTTCTTAACCGTTGGCTCTGTGCCAGTAGTCTTGATCGCGGTAAGTATTCTATCATAAACTGACTCTTCAGTAAGCTTATCGTCGTACCTAAAAACTACAAGTGCAATACCTTGTTCTTCACAGAGTTGTATTTTTCTTAGATCTCTTTTTTGAGCTTCTAAAAAATCATCTCTTGTATCAAAGAATCTTTCTGTGTATTGAAAGTGCTGGATGCCGTGGAACTCTGCACCCAACTTATATTTAGGACAGTACACATCCAGTTTAAGTCTTTCACCCAAGTGATATTCATTAACTATTGTTTCGTTAGGCAAAAGCTTTTGCATTATGCTTGTTAACACAGTCTGACCCTTAGACATCTTGCGTCTATGGTCTTTTACCCAACCTAAACCAAGTCTAGTTATAGCCTTGTTAAGTTGTTCACTTGTTATAAACAATTCTTCTGCAACTTTTGCTATAGACTTGTCAGTCTCAAACAGCAGATTAATTATCTTTGCATTTAAATTGGCGTAAGCCTTATTGTCTCGCTCTGTCATTATTTTTTGCCAATGCTCTAGCTACAGTTAGGGTTCTACCCAGGTCAATAATTGACATGTCTGTATTGTCCCAAACTTGTACTGCTAAAGCAGCGCTTAACATTGGGCAATCAAAGATGCACAGGTCGTATTCACCCTTATGTAACTTTATCTCTTCTGTAATAGATTCTATTCTAGAGTAGAAGTCATTATAGGGAACTTGAATAAACAAAGAATCAGGAGAAAAATACTTTCCTATATAATTTTGATTCTGGAAAGATACAACAATAGCTTTTGTATTCTTGAAGTACCAAGAAGTAAAAGTCTTGAATACATCATAGTTATTATTGATGTAAAGCTCCAAGAAAGCTGGATCGTAAAATTCAACAGCTTTTATGTTAAGGCTTGCTAACTTATCCATGCTTGAAAGCATTAGATCTTTTTGTACGGCCTTGATGAAATTAGGATCCTTCTTTTGCATGCCGTCAGAAAGAAGCTTGACAAAGTTCTTTGGTGGCTTCTTTTCTCCTTTTAGTTCTCCAGTCAAAGTAAAGATTGCTGATCTTGTATATGTTACAAAAGCAAACTTCTCTTTTCTTTCCAACATTAAGGACACTTTTTTAATTGTTTCTACTGCGTTATGTGATTTCATATTCCGAAATTTCCCCAAGTTATAAGAGTTGGATTAGGATCTACTATTGACTCGATATGTTTAATGTTGTGGAACTCGCCTTTATCTAAATTCATATATCTTGTATGCTTTAACTCTTTATCTATATCTTTAGTATAGCCTAGATGTTGCATAACAAGACCTGAATGAACCCAGTAATTTCTTCTTCTTATATCTTCTACGACATAAGTAGGTTCTGAACCACAAGCTAATTTTCTGTCTAAGAATTTTCCACCATTCTTAAATCTAAAAATTCTAGAACTATCATTTGGTGCCCAAAGCTTATCTACTCTGTATTGAGTATCATTCCACATGTGGTAGAAGCGAACGTTTACTACGTCATATGGGGACTGATCAAGAACATGTTTAACGGATACAGTATTTATATCCTTTGCATCATAAAGCATCTCGTCACAGTCAATGGCTATAATCCAGTCACCTTCTTGAGCGTGCTGTTCCAAATTGGACCAAGCTTTTGCTCTCAAGGCCCCTTCGTTAACCGTAAAAAGTGGTTCTTCATTCACGTATACGTGTGCATACAATGCAGCTATTTCTGCTGTGTCATCTTCTGAGCAGTCATCAGTGAAGACTATCTTGTCTACCTGCTGCTTAAGTCTTTCTAGTACTTCTTTTAAGTATTTGGAAGATTCATTTCTTCCAACCATCTGAGCTATTATCATAAAACTCCCAAAATAATGTGGGGCTGAAGGTTAGTCCAGCCCCACAGATTAATAAATTACTCGCCCAACTTTTCGATTTGCTTGCGTGCTTCTACTGAAGAAATACGCTCAATATCAGTTGATTGGAACAAACGCTCACCAGTTACACCACGACGATTCGAGGCAACCTTCTGTGCTTCTTCTTTGTTCTTAGCCTTTACCAATGTTGTTGTAACAACAGCAAAGTAATTGAATTTGTTCTCTGGCATTTTATTTCCTTTTATTTATTGGATGGATATGTATTGGATATATATTCTACAGCTTCTTCTAGTGTGTCTGCAAGTTTTGTAGCAAGAAATTTAAGATATTTTCTATGCTGCAAATCTTGGTGCGCCCAAACAATTATTGGTTGATTGTTGAAGTGTGCCCAGGTCATTTCGAAGTCTGTACCTATGTATGCTCTATAAAGTAATCTATATTCTACTAAAATAATGTCACAGCTTTTTTGCAAGAAGAGATTTTTATCTACTATTTCTTTTGGTTCAGAGTCTTCCTCCTCAAGAGCATAGTCCATTGGATTGACTGCCTTAAAACCTCTATGATCTAGAAGCGCAGTAGCTTCGTCTCTCCAACTATACTTAAAGTCAGATTGAACATCTTCTATAGCGCCTGATAAAAACACTCTAGTTTGCATTAGCTACCTCTTTAGCTGGCCAATAGTATGGAAGATTAGGATCTTCGTCAAAATATTGGGAATAATATTCATAATCTTTACGCAATAGATTAGACCTATGTGAACGATGAAATTCTTCTAAGCCAAACCATGGTGGCATAACTACTGAATCTATATCTATCTCCTCTAACAGCATGGTGTTTTTGTAACCTCTGCTAATCCACTCTTGAATGGTGTAGTTCTGATAGAGCTGTAGAGCTGATTCATAGCCGGTCCACATAACAGTAACCGGATGATTGCGCCAACCTTTTGTTGGAGTGCGATCAAGTAAGATGTTTAAGACTTGGAAAGTTTCTACTCGTTGCTTTCCAAGTCTACGATAATCTAATACCCGAACTGACTCTTGTAAATCTGCGTATGGTAAAAATGTTTGCATTATGCCTTCTTAAATTCCTGAAAAGTTTTGTCGCCTACGCCAAAGTATTCTCTAGCTAATCCAGCCTTAACAATTTCAGTGTTAAGACATTCTCCAGCTTCGTTCCATACTCTAGCAAGGATTCTACCATACTTCTCGTTCTTGTCCAAGATAGTTTCAATCTTTACTTTATTATTAGCTTTCTTAATCCACTGATCAGTAAACTCTTTTGCTGCAAGTCCCATCTTCTTTTCTTCAAGATTTGTGGTACGGCTCTCTGGTGTATTAACACCATATAGTCTAACGCTCTTTGGTCCAATGTGGACTTCAAAACCAAGATCTATATTAATCTTAAAAGTATCTCCGTCGACTATCTTAACTACTTCTGCATTGTAAAGGTAAACATTAAATTGATCTGACATTTTATCTTCTTTCTATTGTTCCGTATAGTATATCATTATTCTTCAAGATCTTCGTCCCAATCAGCTTCAAACTCTTCATTTGTTATAAGATGTTTGTCTGCACCAGTAGTCCATTTGCCCACTATCTTGCTTCTCCAATATTCTTTTGGCCCAAGTGGATAACGTTCAGCCTCTTCGTTCTCATCGTCTAACTCTTCTTGGGCATAACCGTCATGCTGAGCGATCATTATTTCATAGATGCTAAGGTCATGGGCAAATCGACGAACATAAACGTCTACACATTCGTCTTTCCACCATCTAGGCATTGTGCCTTTGTTTAAATAAAGCTTAACTACTTTATCTCCTGTGCCAATGGTTAGCATTCCGTCTTTGTCATGAGCAGCTTTGCCAACCCATTCTGCTGGTAATATTGTCATATTGTTTTCCTCTTAAAATAAAAATCCCTGCCAGCTCACGAAGGATGGAGCTGGCAGGGAAATTGTTTTTGTATTAGTTGTTAGCTGTTAAAGATCTAACAACTTTTGCAGCTGGTTTAACGCTGCTTGTTATCAAATTAGCATTACCATCAAAATTCATTTTCTTATATATGTCAGATAAAATTTTTGATTTTAATGCTGAAAGCACTTTTTCAGCTAGGGAATCCCAATTGGCTCTTTCTATTACTGTTTCTCTAGTTAGAGAATGATGACGTTTTCCAGTTGATTCACCAGTTTTACGATTCTTCTCAGTTTTTTCAACAACCTGTATGAATGATCTTAAATGTGAAAACAACTCGGCACCAAAACCCTCTTCCAAGAACGTTGTCAGAGAAGAATAATTCCAACCATCTCTCCATATCATTTTACCATTGATAGAATCATTTTCTAACTTAAAAAATGGTCTAAGAGCTGACAAAACCATATAGCCATAGGCTGCAGAAAGAATTGGTTCTCCCTCTTTTGGTTTGTAAAAAATAAGAGACCCCAATGTTTCTTTATATGTTCTGCTAGACTCATAAATAGAAGCATGATCTCTTTGCGTTTTTGGCGCCTGCACATCAGGAGACCATATAGGTGCATTAACTGTAATAAAATCGTGCAAGCGAATAATATCAATTAATAAATCTGCTTGATTTTCAAAATACTTTGAAAAAACAGTTCCATTAAACTCTTTATTATAAAGAGATTCAATTATATTTCCAGTTAAATTATATGAATCAAATGCTGGAACAATCTTAAGTTTTCCCTTAGCCTTGATACCTGGCTCTATTGGTCTAAGATCAACATCATAAGATATTGGACCATACAAAGGTATGTTAACCGCTGCTAGATATTTTAATAATTGCACTACAGTTGGTTGACGATCAGAATTTTCTTGCCATGCTATATCAGTGGAAGTAAATTTAACCATATTTGAAATGCCAACAGAATCAAATTGATTCCATGAATCAATTGCATCTTTCATCCAATCAAAAGAACCACGTCCTTCTGCTATAGACATAGGTTTTAGCTCTACGCTAGAACTTCTGCTTTCGACAATTTCTAACAAGATTACTGGATCAAGATTTATGTAAACGTTAATTACAACTTTTTCATCTGCGACCTGTAAGTTATTTGCATGCCAATAATCAAAACATTCTATTATTGCAGACATAGAATGATTACCGTCAAAAATTCCGTGCTTATCAGAATCTGTTAAAACTAATCTAAATTGATTAGATCCTAATGCAACACAATCCTCAACGTTAACAGCAATGCCACCTTGACGATTAACATAGGTTCCTCTATGGAATCCAAATTCTTCTGGAAACAGAATTGTCTCTACTTGTTTTAGACGAACAGGAGAATTTTGATCAACTCCACGAAAACCTCCGTGAGCTAATTGTTTTTTTTGTTCAATATATAAACGATATAATTCTTTAAAATGAACAACTAAATTTAAATTGACCATTTCATAAATTCGTTCTCCAATTTTTACTTGGTGGATTGAACGATTATTGCTTGAAATAGCTTGTAAAACCATTTCACCCATTTGCTCTTTTACAGCAGTTGTATTAATAGTTGACATGTCGTCTTCTTTCTTTTAAGATAGTAAACTGTATTTTCTTACTTGAGTTTATGGCTCATAATAATTTTATAAGTTTATTGTTTTTCGTTAGTGGGTAACGAGCCCATTGCCAGATTAATCTTACTAGAAGATTTCTTTGCAACATTTATATTGTAACGTGTATCTTTGAGCAAAGCAAGTTGTGGAGCACAAAATATATTAGATTTTTTTTAGTCGCGATCAATCCCAATGAAATCACAGGCTTTGCGAAATATTGATTGGCTTACTTTAAATTGGGCGTCAGCATGACTGTATCCTTCGCCTGGTTTTGGTGATGATGCGTGCCAGCTGTGGCCTATCGATACGCTACCATCATAGACTACGTTATAGCCACGATGACGCGCAAAGTAGGAGCACCAAGTCTCTTCATAGTAGTGAGGGGTGGGAAGGAAGGCCCCTATTGCTTCAGGATACATCTTCCTATACTCTTCGTCATTTGTTAGAGCATCCCAAACCGATCTTCTAACAAAGTATGCAGAACCTGATACCGTTACGCACTCTATTCTATCCCTATACGAAATATCATCTGCGTCGAACTCTCTCCAGCCCCTATGCTTAGGCGCAGTGTTTGTGCCAACGATACCTGCATGTGTGATTAATCCAGACTCATCTCTTTGCTTTGGTCCCAGTATATGTATGTCTGGATTTTGATCAAATATTCTTTGAACCTTGACAATATCTTCACTAGTCATCCACACGTCGGCATTTAGTAAGCAAATTATATCTGCTTCAGTCTTAGCTGCCATCATATTGCAGGCGGCAGAGTACCCAACATTTTTGTTTTTCCAGGCGTTGTTTATTAAGTACTTATCTTTTACTGACTCTAGCCATTTCCATGAATCATCAACTGAATCATTATCGCATATATGCAGTTTCCATAATTTTTTTGTATAGTTCAAATCACTATGGAGCATGTCGAGCATGCGTTGCAACATGGGTCTAGTATTATAATTTACTATACAGAGATCTATCACAAGGTGACTTCCTTAGCTGAAACAATCTCAAAAGATTCTTCTGGCGTAAAACCCATTTCCATGAACTCAAAAAAGTCTTTTTTAGCAGATACTGGATCGTCAATACAAAACTCACTTAGTCTATTAAGGCATTGCTCTGTAGTGAGTTTACTCTTGCTAACATTATTACTGAATGCGTTTTGTTTTGCCTTGCCAAGCGCAACTCCAATTGCAAAGAACCCCGCAAATATAGCTATTGTTTTACCATTCATCATCTTCACCGATGTTTCTACTAATAAATTGATTTTCATTTATAGCTTTTATTGCTTCTTCACTTAACATAATTAATTTTAGTTTTTCTTTTTCATCTTTTGTTGACGATGATAAGTGTACCAAAGCATTTGCTATTTGTAACATTTCTTCTATCGAAGCAACTAAGAACGTTTGTCCAGACTCAAGTTTTACGTTGACTTTTTTCTTTTCGTGAATCTTCTTAGTCATTTGCTTTCTTTTCTTTTATCTCAGCGCTCATAACTTCTTCCTTTGGTACTTGGTACACAGAAAGAGAGTCGTTATCTGGTTCGTATGTTATGAATAATATCTTCTTATCTTCCAAGGAACAACCTTCTGGTGGGGCTGATTCTAAGGCAATCTTTTTAGATGCACAGCCGTAAACCTGACTGATGTTTGGATATACGACAATATAATTTAACTTACCTGCGGCCATTAGAGTCCTAAGAGTGAATAAAAAGATGCTGGATATTTTGGTTTGACTAGAGTATACACAGCATTAGCGTACTGTTGTATCTCTAGCTGAGAATCTTCTGATAATCTTTGGCTAAGGAAAAGAGCTAGTGATTGCAAGCTGCAAGACCATCTATATACCACATACATGCCGTATGCAGGGAGAAATAGACGAGCCTGCTCGGGAGCTATGCCATTTTCAAGAGCCATATTGTAAATCGATTCGCATTTATCAACTAATTGCTTAAGCTCTGTTGTCAAGGTAGAACCAATCCAAGGTCCAGCAAAGCCTGAGGAACCCTGCTTCTTATCTTCTGCAGCAAGACGCCATTCGTCTGGTTCTGGTACATAGAACTCTGGATCCATCGTAATATATCTTCTAGATGATTCATTCCACGAGTCCATGGTATGATCAGAGCCGACAACATATTTCCAATGCTGTCTTGCTACCATCAATGGCGCTTTAAACTCAAGAGTTACAAACGCATGTCTGAAGGGAGACATGTGGTTTTCTCTTACAAGAAACTCTAATAGCTTCCCATCTTTTAAAGACCACTCTTTTGATTCTTTTGCAAATGATGCTCTTGCGGCATTGACAACGGATAAGTCTGAGCCCATTGAGTCAATGAGTCTTACGTATCCGTTATCTAATACCGAAACTAAATCTTCTGTTTCCATACTTCTATTATAGCACCAGAAATATTATTTAGTATTGTCCTTAATGAATTTTATTTCACATGCGTCAGTTGTACAATAACTCTCACCTATGGCATCAGCTGCCATACCAGCATAGACTCCCGAAAGATCTATTGGGAACAAGGCCAGCGTAGCTGCTGTGTATTCCTCTTCTGTAATTTGAGTGTATGGCATCTGCGGATATGTGTCGTTACCACTTGGGAGGAATGACACAGTCTTTAACTGACCATCATACATATGTAGAACAGTACCAACGTGCTGTGCTTCTGTGTCTTTGTCAAATGATATAGTCACAGATACAGAGTTGTCTGACCAATATCTTTGTGCAGTTGCAGCTAACGACATCTTTTCAAAGATTGTAACATCGCGCTCTGCTCTTGCAGCTTGTGATTTAATTGGAAAGTAGACTACAGAAGTTGTATTCGGTGATTCCGAAGCTGGTTCTACTCTATAGTTAGCCATTCTAAACAACGGAAGCATCGGATCATCGTTAGAGAATCTAATAGTTCTGTTGAAGTACTTGCCACCTGGAGTCCAGTGAACGCCTGGTGATTCGCCAGCAAGAATAGATACGGTTCCAGATGGTTTGATCGTTGTCATCTTAATTGATTCACGAATTCCAAGCCACTCAGAATAAACATTATCATAACGTTGAACCGTTTTGTAGCCTTGATCCATCCATTCACGAAGAGCTGGAACACCCACTGTGTCTGCGAAGTTTGCAACTCCTGACATAGAAGCTCCAATACGACGATTGCGTTGCATGATAGCATTGGTTTCTTCCCAGTGCGTTGGCAACAGGGTTACCGTCTTTGCATAGAGATAAGCAAACTTTAAGGTGCGCTTATAATCCTCTAGGGTCTCATGCCTATTAAGATAGGTCTCTACAAGCGTACAGCACTCGTATGACTCTAGGGATTGCTCTGCGCATGGGTTATACCCTGCTACTCTGTGGTCCTTATTATTTGGTGGATCAGCTAATCTTCCATACTTACGTGACATATCCATCCATAGAACACCTGGCTCACCATTGAGGGAAATGCCTTCAACGATGTTGGATAGATCCACGCCAACAGATGTTTCTATTGAGTTGTTGGACATCCAAGCCCAACCTGGATTGTCTCTGTCATAAGAGTTTCTTTCAGGAAACGCTGCGGCATTCTTGAGATTGAGGAAGTTGTCATCATCTAAACGGCCAATGAGTAGCTCAGCTGATCTACGGACGTTGCCAGAGACCACACAGACGCCTATGACATTGCCTATGTCCGCAATATCGACACGGGTAAGCTTCTCTCCCTTACGACCGCTAAACATCTTTACAATGTGCTTGTGGAGCTTCTCTAGTGGCTCATGGCCTGCAGCTACACCTCCAAATGTTTTAATTGGTGTGCCAGCTGGTCTTATCGAGGAGTAGTCAAATCTAATTGATTCTTGATCTGGCTTTAGGTATGAGTTCAGCAACAACGCCATTGACTCAACCCAGCCCTCTCTAGTGTCGGCAATAACCAAAGGTGCACTGCCGTCAACAATTTTTGGCTCGTAGATTGTAAAGTCTTTATCTGCGCCCTTATCATCAAATCCTACGCCAACTCCAAGCATCGATGCTTCCATTAAGAAGGCGAATGGTTTTGCTGGGTTAAACTTGTTCATTTCACCAGTGGAAACAAATGCACAGTTTTGAAGAGCTGCAGAATTCTTTTGCACGTTAACAATGTTTGTGCCCATAGCCCATAAGCCACGGCCTGGTGGTGTCCACTTCAAATTAAACAATCTGTCAAAAGCTTCCTTAGCTGAAGCCTGTGCCTTAGCGTCATTCCATGGAAGTCTATTCTTCTTGCAGTGATCTTTTTGCAGAGAGTACATGCCATTGATAACGCGTTCACAAACATCAGACCAAGTTTCCTTAGTCCCATCTTCTTTAAGTCTGGAGTAAGTTCTAAGAAATGTTATTTCTCCTACTGAGTTGCCTCCAGCATCTCTGTAGCCAAATGGGGCAAACTTATCTTTGTAACTAGAAATAAAATCATCCGTCAATTTGAATGAGAACATCGATGATATCTTATTGGCTAATGGTACGAGGTCTGGGTTTCCGTTTTCAATTTCTTCTGACATTTTTTCTCCTATTTAATGCTCTTTATATAATTTAAGTTTGTTTTATGTATCTCTGCTTTTTTTATTTTTATAATCTGCTCAGTAGAATATACTTTATGTATTTCTCTTTCTATAAAGTATCCACTTCTCCAATTCAAAACTTTTTCTGTGTTCAGTGCATAATTAGTAAAGACATTACAGATCACTGCACCACCATATATCTTAATTAGGTTCTTCATTTTTGTCACAGCTTCTTCTTTTTTATCTTGACTGGAAAATGATTCTTTATCCAACTTTTCATACAACCAATTGTACGCCTGTCTAGTAAGTGGAGGAATGTCTATGTGGTCAAATACACCTTCTTGTAGAATAAGGGATCTGTTTTTTTCTATCTGTATGTCTGCCTTTAACACGTCTCTAAAAAGACCGAACCAATCACGTTCATTGAATTGTGGCCAACCACTGACCCAAAACAATAGCACATGTTTCTCGTCTGGTATCGCTGATTTGTTAATGACTGGTGACAAACAAGCGCAGGCTATTGACTTCTTTACAAAATCCTTAGCTTTGTCTTCGCCTAACTTCTTCTTTTGAACAACAAACAGTTGATCTATCTTTTCTTTCCAATCAGCCTCACCAAGATATAGGGTTAGATACTTTGCTGCGAGGTCTTTTGTCAAAACATCTGTGGTGACAAATTGTTCCAACGCCTGTATAGACATATCTAATCCTCTTTGATTCTGTTAAAAGTTATAAACTTGCTGTTATAATTAAAATCCCGCCCTGGATAAGGGCGGGAGTTCAATATTTTCATCCTGCTCATTATAGCAGGATAACTATCTAGATGTGTAACTTAGAGTGCTTTTGCCGAAGCAACACCCTTCCATTCTTGGTTCTTGTTTCTACCGTAAGCGCTTGTTACGTTAGCTTGACCGTAATTTGCGGTGAATACAACTGTGCTTGTCACGCCTTGGTATTCGTCTGGTCTAAACAAGCCAAAAGATGCTGGTGCACCTTGGCCTTCTGTTCTTGGGCCATGTCCGTATCCACTTGCGAATGCATTTGCGGAAGTAACACCATCGAAGAAATAGTTGCTGTACAAAGCATAGTCGTTGGCTCTATCAAATGCGTGACCGCCATCAAGCGCTTTTGCAGTACTGAGACCTCTATACTCAAATGGTCTGTATCTTGCACCATCATAGGTTGCCTTACCATCAGGGAATGTTCCACCCAAAGGAGTAGTTCCTGCGTAAAGAGTTGATCCAGTGAACAATTGAGACAACAGTACGTTGCCTGGGTGACGTCCAGTTCCCGGGGTATGATCGTTATCCGGAGCTCCTGTTAAGAGTTGGCTGGCGCTATATAGTGGGTAGTAAGAATAGGTGCCTGTGCCCTTTGCCTTACCAGTCATCGTGTAATATGGATTAACCATATTAGCGGTGCTTTGACCCCTAAGTACTGGTCTAGGTCCAACGTAAAAAGTAGCCATTTAATAATCTCCTTGAATTAAACTTATATCTCATATAGTAAAAACAATTATGGATTTTCACCATAATCTTATAGATTATAATCTGCCTCAATTATAAGGTCAGAAAGCACTGGGGCGATCATGTCGTCCAGCATATTCAAGGTCACCTCAACATAGACATGATCAGAGGTCTGTGGGTTGACCAGGCTGTATGTTGGCTGGGAACCAGACAAAACTGGGTAGAATATCCTATACCCAAATATGCTTGAAAGCATTGTTGGTGACACGTTGTATATCTTAGGGGAGATATTTAAAATGTCTCTGATGGTATTACCTACTGGGGCATCGAAACGTATAAATGTCTTGCCAGTTGGCAAATACTTTTCGTACCTAATGTCAACGTCTGAAAGACCATATGTGTATATGTAGGAGTTATTTTCCTTTATATAGTTTCTCTGTCTCAAGAGTATTCTAACTGCCGTTATGCTTTTGTCTGCCGTGATGAACTGTAGTGGACCAGAATTAACTACTGTATCAGAACCAACTGTTGACCAGCCACCGGGCGCAACCTTGCCTACTGCATCATACTCGTTATTGTAGTAGCCTGGGTTAAAGCTTTGATAAGTATCTTTGTCGGTAAGAGTCGGGGAAACAGCTGTTGTGTATTCTACCCTTACAACGTCTACTCCATTGCTAGGGTATGGAGCCAATGACACATAGTTAGCTAACGAATTGCCTATGGTGCCAGTAGGTATCTTTATATACAGATACATGCTAACGCCAAATGGGTTGGGCTCAGATAAGATAACATTTCTTCTCCAAACCTTATCTGCCTGGTTGAGGAACGCGTACTGTACTGGAGTGGTATCTATCAAAGCTCCGTTACCATCTCCACCTACTAGGTTGGCATCTATTCTAGTCTCAAGAAAGTCTGGTATTACCTGTCCCTTGGACGAGTTAACAAACTTTATTTTTGAGTGTGAAGAACTTGATACCTTTGGAAGAGTTATGGTATTGTAATAATCATTAAATTCAAGCGCCAAAGAAGCTGGGATTGCATAGCTAGTATTGGCAAAAGCTGATAAATTTATCTGAGACTTTGAATGAATTGAAATTTGGTTAGTATTAATACTTTCCATAACTCTAATTCTATCTTTCAAATCAGATAGGGCTGAGGAAAGGTATATATTTTCCTTGATAACTCTTTCTATTACTTCGGTTATCTTTTTGTCTAAGACTCCATACTTATTGTACAGATAAACCAAGTCGGCATAGTTTTGTTCTGAGCGCTCATTGAAATCCGTGCTTGATAGCGGCCCATGATATTGAACTGGTTTTTTTTCTGTATAAATAAACTCTGACATTTAAATCTCCTATTGTTCTTTTCTCAAAGCTTCTTCAATTAAGTCTAATTTTCTATTTAAAAAACTTATTGTTGAAGCATTCTTTTGAGCTTTGTCAAATGACAAAGAATCATTGTAGTAAGGGGTGGCCATTGATACTTCGTATTCTTGAGATACTGAATTGTAAGAAATCTCCTGGCTGTAAATCGTCATCAACAAATCTTCATTTAAATAGTAATCAGGAGTTGCCTGATTGAGATCATTCCTAGACATGTCTGATAAAGTAGTTATTAAAGTCTCTAACTCAGAAGTTTTATCGTTTAGTCTATGTATATCCATTAAGAGTTGGTCATTGAAAAGATTAAATATACTTGATCTTACAGGACCTTTATAGGGAAGTCTGACCCTAGAAACCAAGGGTTCAAAAGTATTTGTTCTTTTGTTGCTTTCTGAATACGATATAGCCATGATAATCCTAGTTCTTAAACTTTAAAGTATATGATATTAATGAAGGTGCCGTATACGAATCGTTGCCTCTGAGCAAGTCTGCTCTAACTCTGACCCCATTTGGCTTAGTGGAATCATTTAATAAATAGTATACCTTACTTCCAGTCTTTATTTCTTCTGTTCTTCTATAGACTATTTCTGTATTATTTTCCCAATTTATTATTGAAAATACATTGTCTATATTAGAATATCTATTTCTTAAATCTTCAATCTTAACATATGATAAATAGTTTTTATATATTTCACTATTTGGTATGTCAGCAAGAGACATACCCTCCATTAGGGAGATCGATCCATTAAAGGTTGTTTCTACTCCAGAGGTATCGTTAGTTGATTTATTTATAATCATAACAATAGAGTTTTTTCCAGCCTTAAGGTTCCAGGTAAGTGACGAAGTCAACACGCCTGGGGAAAGTGAACCACTACCAGTCAGCTCAACGCCATTTAGATAAATATTTATATCCCAATATTGGGCAGACAATGACTTGACAAAGTTTTTAGTTAAAACTAATGATTCATCTAGAAATATATTTGTGGTTAGATATATGCTGCCGTAGGCAACATTTTGTGCCTGATAAAATACTTCACTATTGTTTACGCTGTATGAAACTTTTGTTGGAATAATATCTTTTCTAGCTCCAGACAAAACTTGTTGCCATGCAGTTCTATCCAATGAAGTACCACTGACTATGGATGCTGAAATTTGATCTCTATCTACATTTTCTAACATGTATACTTCGTATGGTTTAATGTTTCTTTGGAATTTTGCTAATCTATACAAATTAAAACCTATATTTGCAGGATCGTTTGCGTAGAAATAGTTTAGTATAGGGTTTTGATAGGTTGTTGTTCTTGGTATTTTAACCATTTCGGTCATAGATGATTCTAAAGAAGTCCCAGTTTGGTTTACAATTGTCGCTTCTTTTCTTGAAACCCCACCAAATTTAACCACACTATTATTGCTAGCATTTTTTAAGGATGCTGGAGATATAGCTATCCAACTAAAATCACTTACAGAATTTGTAGTTCCGTCGTCTGCTGCAATATAATAATTTATGGCGGATCCGGCCGGCACCTGTTGCACTGTATCAAAAGATACTTCATCAATAGCTAAGTTAGGATTCTGCAGCGTAGGCATTGTTATTCTTTGGCTAACAAACATTGCCGAGGCATCGTAGTATGGGGCTGTAATTATTAATTCGTCTATTGTAAAATTATACATATACTTTACTGTATCATTAAAATTATTAGTGTAGTCTGGCTCAACTTTGGTTAAATATAGTTCTACTGCTGATGCAGAGGTTGTCCCAAAGCTAAATGAAAAGTTATCATAGTCACCAGAACTATCTTTGGAGAAGAATAAAGACTTGCTTCTGTCAGTTGAATTAACTATTAGTGCAGAAACTTCTAATGGCTTTTGCGAATTAATCTTACCCTCTACTAAAGATATCCCTGAAGCTGTTGATCCACTTACTGTGATAGGAATAATTATCTTCAAAGTGCATACACCGATTGTTGGTGACTCATAAGAGTATTCCCAATCGTAGTTGTTTAAGCCATTAAATACATTAGTAAAATCAATACTTGATTCACTCTTAATCAATTTCCCGTCAACGTATAACTCCATACTTGCATTGCTGGTCTTGTTCAGTATGTTGCCAACATAGTTAAACAATCCTGAAGTTATTTTTGGCAAAGTTAACTTTCTTGCAGTTGTATCAACAACAGCTGTTGTGTTGTTCAAGTCTGTTAGATTGGTATTGTTAAATGCGTTTGTATGGCTAAAGTAATAACCATTTGTATTATTGATTGCGAATAGATAATCATCAACAGTTTTTTCTAATTCAGCTCTTTTTGCTTTTAGGCTATCCATTCTGAACTTAAAAGCTGAAGTAATTGCATACAGTTGCTCTATTTCTTCATAAAAAGAATCATATAAAACATCCACATTGTAAGCTGTATGGGCTAATATTCTGTTTATTTTTTCATGATCAATAATAGCTGAAGAATTCAAGTCTTGATAAGGAACGGGTATTGGGAGACCTGGTCTAAATCTAGAGAAATACCTGCCATATATCGAAGATATTTCATTTGCGCTGGGTTCAGATCCCAAGGAATAATATATCTTATATATTGTATCTAAAAATCTTTGCTTTTGTATATTTTCTATAGTCATATTATCTAGTCCTAATCCCAAGTTTATAGTAGTAAACTATAGGTGTATTGTTTAAGGATCTGTCCTTTTGCATTATTATTTTTACTATCACGGTGTTGATTGGATTCGGCACTTCGGGCTCATTGAAGTACGCTATTTGTGGTAATGTGTTGTCATTGTTTAAGTTCTGGTTAAACGCTAGTATTTCTGGAATTCCTGAAAAATTTCTTTCAACTGGAGAAATTTGTATCCACTTTAAACCACCGTCAACACTTACGTAATATTTGATATATGATTTTCCAGAATCTGATTGTGGAGTTTCATCTGCAGCTTCAAGGCTCATCATGTCTAACTGACCCTGAATGAAGAATGGCTTTGAAATAATCTCAGCTGTATCTTGGAAAGTTTCTTTTCCAAAAGATATATCCCTAATGCCTATGCTTGCTCTTTGGGCTTTCAAGTATTCAAAATTTCTCTTTAGATTTAAAACAATCTTTTCAGTTTTATTTACCATATCCGAATATGTTTCTATGGCCATATTACTAGTTGTTGGATTGTCTATGACCTTGTAACAAGAGCCAAAATTTTGCTCTATGTCTGTGGAAGCTATTGTGCCAGAAAGACTTGTTGTCACAGAGAATTGTACAGAGCTTGGTGTAGCCGACACTGTAAAGATACCGTATATATCAATGCTACCCCATCTATCTTTGATGTAAACTTTATCACCAATGTTTAAACTATGATTTGCCAAAGTTGTTATTGTTGCAGTTCCTGTGACTGCAGATATGGTTTTCATTTTAATTTTACGGTTAGGCATTGGGTTGACCTGAGCACCATCCACTAGCACACATGCGGCTGGTATAACGCTTTGTGTTATCCTAGACAACGTTGCGTCGAGTCCCTCTTTCGTGGGGAATACAGGTGCGAATTGTTTTGTGGTAAACAAGTCAGCACCTGTTTCTGGATCTCGTTTACTCCAGTAATACGTATTACTTCCGGAAGTGATCTTCAGTTGATACTTTGTTTGGCCAGCTACTTGGGTTGCGTAATTAACTGCTACCTGCTTAAGGTCAGATGAGCTTGATTTAAATTCTTCTGGCTTATTTATATTTGGGATTAGAGCATTCTTATCCCAGGCTATTGTTTGGTTTTTGCTTGAAAGGATGGCCTCTGGCTCAAACCTGACTTGATTATTCCACTTAGTATCTTTTCCTATTTCGTATGGAGTCCAATAAGCGTGTTTTATAGTTGTATCATTAAACTGAGACTGTTCAAAAGTGATATAAATTTTGTTTACTTTTCTTTCATCAAACCTAAAAACACCTTTGTTATAAAAAAACTGTTTATAATTATCTATATTTTTAGTTGAAACATCAGAAGCTATATAAACTGGCCCATTATTGATTAGCTCATATGTAATATTTTTAGTTTCATCATATAATTTAATAGAAGTAACTTTAATATTTTTAATCAAAGCATTTGTGCCTTCAATATCATAACCAAAAAATGGAACTATAGATATATGATTAATGTAGTCGCCAGTTTTAGACTGTGATGTAAACTGCAATGTTAACCTAAGTGGTTTAGTCACATCAAATTTAGCCCAGTTGATGTACTTTATTCCATCAAAGTACTCAAATTCATATGAAGGTTTGGATTTGCCACTTGAGGATAAGCCTTCAGCTAAAACATTTATTGCTTCGTATTCAAAATAGGTAGCTGGGCTGCCATCCACAATAGCAGATTCAGTTGATCTCAATAAAGCTGAATCTTTTTCATATAAGAATGCATTTGTATCTGCGTCTCTATGATACAGGAAGTGATTGCCCTTTAGCCCATTGGAGTACGACACAAAAGATACATCTTTATTTACAGAATCGTTGTAGTTTTGGTTAATTGTAGCTGGACTACTGTTCCATTTTTTAGAATAACTTTTTGCCAGAGTCGCATAACCGTCAGTTATATCTGGAACTAGTCCCGTTCTAATAGCCCTAGAGTCAACGTATGATAGGTCAGTAAAAGAATCTCCAAGGTAAGTTATGTCAACAGAAGAACTTCCTGAGTACATCTCTAATACATTTATTTTAGATTTTATTCTTGATATGAAATTTTTTTCAGCCTCTATTTGATTAGAGAATATATTAAAAGTATTTATATAATTTGCAGATACTGAATCAAGTTGATTTGTT